TGTACCACAGTTTTACCTTCTTTGATGGCTTGTGCGCCTAAGTGCACCAAAACATGGCTTTTTCCAGTGCCTGTTGGGCTAATAACAACGCCCAATTCGCCCTTGCCTAAGCCGCCCTTTGTAATGTCGTCAAACTCCTTCCAATTTGTTGGAACTTGATCTCTGGCTTTGATCTCAAATCGTTTTTCAAAATCTTTTACATAATCATAACCAAAATCATTACTTTCGCCCATTAGAAGAGCTTTATTGATGATCGTTGAGATCTCGTCAAAAGAAGACTTGTTCAACAAATCAACTGATTTAATAATCGCCCCTTTTAATGTCTGTTTTCGACAAAAATCAAGAGAGGTGTCTTTAATAAATTCTTTACCCTCAACATCTCTAGTTGAGTGGATTCTAACAAGAAAGTCTCTAACTTGCTTTTCAATAACTTCGTTGTCGCCCTCCATGGTGCGAACCAACGTAGCCAGCGTCGTTAAAGAAGGGTGTATCTTATATTTCTCCTTATAATCGTAAATCATCTTAGTAAAAACCTGCAGATACTTCACCTCAAAGAAGTTTGTATCCAAAACTTCACCAATTTGATCTGCAAAAACGCGATCAAGGGTGATGAGTTTAGCCAAGTTTTCTTGAAAACGAATTCCGAATTTTGAAAAATCAACTTTTGCTGTGGGGTCTAATGGTTTCAATTCTGCCTCAAACTGGATCTAGATCATACTAGATCTGCGACTTTATGTCAATGTCATTCTATTAAATGCTGCGAATAAATCATGCCAACTTAGTTCTGGAAAGCCGTCAATTGTCATCATCTTCCGAATCTCAGTTTTGCTGAAAGATTTCGGATAGTTACTAATCACTTGTTTAATTTTATCTCTGTTTTGAGGCGAAACCAGCGGGTTGTACAACTGCATGATTTTGTAATTTTCCTTAATGAGTTTTTCATTTTCAATGATCCGCTCATGAACTTTAAGTGGTTTTTCTTCGTGTAAACAAGTGCTTACAAGATCGCCAGTTGTGTAATCCTTCTCCTCCGCAAGATATGGGAATCTTTTAGCAACCGTTGGAAGCCCTGCTCCCGGTACCCCGGGTAGATTATCACTCTTATCACCAGCGACAGCCCTAGCCAAGGCAAAGTTAGTTGGGTGGATTCCAAATTCCTCAACCAATGTTTTTTTGTTGTAAAACTTCTTTTGGATCGGCCGATAAAGGATTGTTTCATTGTCAAGCAACTGAAAGAAGTCTTTGTCACTTGAGACAATTACCTTTTGCCAACCCTTATACTCTTGATTCGCAATAGAAATCAAATCATCTGCTTCAACATTATCAAACAAAAACTGAGCGATAGGCATGTGGTTAATATACTCTACCAGCCGAATCTGTTGATCCACTCGGTTTTCCATTTCCTCTTCTTGGGTCAACATACTGTTATTCCTATTAAGGCGAATAGTTTTACGACCCTCCTTGTAGTTTTTATTCATTTGTCGTCTTCGCTGTGAACCACCTGCGCCGTCCCAACAAATAACAACCTGATCTGGCTTCATTTCACGAACAAGTTTTTGCAAAATCTTCAAAAAGCCCTTGACGCCGCCAATTGGCTTACCGTTGGTACTCATACTTGGATCCACGACAAACGCTCGATAAAAATTATTTGTTCCGTCTAAAATTAATACTCTTTTCATTTTTTTTACCTTTTCTACAACACGGCCAAAGATTGCAGCCGCACTCGCTACACTCCTTTGGTCCCTCTAGGTTAATCACGGTGCTCTCCATAAATGTTGTTTACAACCACCGCAACAATCTCCTCTGTAATTTGCCTTTGCGCATTTTCAGATTTTAAATTTGTTTGTAAATTTCCATGTTTTTTAAGAATTTTTGTTATTTCTTGTTTGATTTTTTTCATTTTACTTCCAAAATAGTATATGGTTTTCCTTCGCGATACTTTTCAAACCAAACTGGGATCTTGTTTTTTGGATACCTCATCTTTGGCTTACTAGCATAGTATTTCCTATAAGACAATACCGGGTTATTTCTCACCTTAAAATAATTTGGCATTGCCATCCGCAAAGGTGTTGGCTTATTAGTTGGAAATCTATCTGGTTTATACATTTCCTTAATTTTCATTAATACAGCCTTGCACTTATGTGTCTTGCCAAAACGCATCTCATATTCTTGAATCATAGCAGCACAATGCTTCATAAGATTGCGAAAGTTTTCAGAACTTTCTGCTGCCCACATGCAAGATGGGTGTTTTGGGTTAAAAGAACGATATGGCGCTTTCACGCCCTGTTCATTTAACACTGTCGACAAAATTTGACAAGATTCTAAAATCATCTTAACTACTCGCATATTGTCTTGCGACTTTGCTGATTTAATCCAGTCAATTTCGCCCGTTTTTTCATTTCCTTCAATAGCAAAAATATTCATAGTCTATATTCTCCTATATTGTTTCCGTCTGTTGTATACACAACTTTTTTTATTCCTACAAATTTTAACACATTTTCACACATAGGGCAAGGCTTACTCATCCGATATTGGCCATTTCTATTAATCCTAACGACATAAATTGTCGCACCTTCCGTCTTGGTGCGCGGAACTCCCAATATCGCCCCTATTTCTGCATGTGCAGTTGCGTGGCCACAAGTATAGTTATTTCTAAACCTGTTTCCAAAGCTTGTAAAATTAGATTTATTAAAAGCGACATTTACAATATTGCCACCTTTAACTAAAACAGCGCCGTGCTTGAGTTTGCCATAGGTGCTGTTCGCAGCTACTCTTTTGGCCAACTCAAGTGTGCGCTGTGTCTTTTTACTCGTATTTGTGATAAGCATGTACCCATTATATCAGGAACAGTGCTACGATACAAGGAAAATTATCTTCCTTGTCCGCGATATTTCTTTTTGTACAATTTTGACCTTTTGTTGTGTGGAAATTTTGTCCAACGACCACAACCTTGTCGTGTTTTCTTGCTTGTAAAAGCTGATCTATCTGTGCTTTTTTTCATAGCCATTATTCTTCCTCCTCCTTTTTATCTACGTCGCGAAACATTATAAGAATTCTGTATCCTTTCCAACGACGAGGTAATTTTTTTCTGACGCGGGCAGCATGGTGTTTGGGGAGCATAATATCTATGCTTTTTCCACACACATCTTTACCAAAAAAATACTCATATTTTTTACTCACCACAAACTCTTTTTGAAACTCTTCAACGAGCTTCCTTTGTTTTTTGGTAAGTTTGTCTAAGCTATCGCTCATGGGTATTGTTCCGGCTCTTTATTATCAACATCGTAAAAATCTGCTGCTTTGCCTTCCCGCTTATCAAATTTGAGAACAATCTCTTGCTCCATTAGCTCCATAATTCGATTATAAAACTTTTTATCTTCCAATTTTTCATTCCAGCTTTTACTTTGGAACTTTTCTGTTGTTTTGTCGTCATAGTGCAATGTAAACCAAGCGCCGGCGTTCGTCAAGTGTTCTGATGACTTAATAGCCTCAAACCAGCTTTCTTTATCCATAATATGAATATTGTCACCGCCCCAAATAATCTTAAACGAGCACTGCCTTCCTTGGCTTCCAAATCGGCTTTTTTCAATTTTTACCCTAACTTCAGTTCCAATGCGAAACCCCTTGTCATCATAGATAAAACTCGCCTTTCCTTTCCTCGCTGTGAGCCATATACGCAGAGAATATGCGTAAGCTAGGGCTTTACCCCCCGGCGTGAAATACGGCGTTGTAAGAGCCTCTGACGGGCTTCTAGTAATGTTTGTTTTTAGTTGATTTAAGATCAATAATGTCGCATCTCTATTGGCGATCGGTTGAACCAACTTTGCCATGCCCTTTGAAAGAATACGAGGCTTCACTGCCATTGTTGATAATGGGTTGAAATCGCTCTCAATGTCACTAACTGAAGGTGTCATTGCCATGCTATCCCATATAAATAGCATTTTACTGTCGTTATTTGCTAATAAATTCTCAATTGTCTCTAATACAAACTCAACTGATTGAGCCTGAATATAAAGCAAATTTTCTAAATTACATCCAGCGTTTGCAAGGAAATAAGGATCAATGGCACTTTCAGAATCAAAATAAATTACGTCAATGCCCATCTTTTGAGCATTTGCAGCAATCTGTGCGGCCATGTAAGATTTGCCTGTGGCCTCTAAGCCAGCAATCTCGCTGATCTTGCCAACGGGAATACCACCCCACTTTCCACGACGAATAATACCATCTAGCCATTTAGAACCAGTTGGAATAAACTCATCAACTTCTGTTGGATTTTCATCCTTTAAAGAAAACGCAACATTTGCGCCTGCTGACTTATTAATCAGCTTTTTCATGTCTGCGATGCTTAAGCGACCGCTTGTTTTTTTTACCTTTGCCATAATACCTCTAAAGTGAAAGGGGGGGCCGAAGCCCCCCCCGCAAGCTCCCCACTTAGCTCGCTAGCAATTCATTGAATGCCTTATCTACCGTATTCTCTGTGTTATACTTCTCTACATCTTCGTTTCCTTCGCCATCAGCAAGGTATTCGTCAAGCATTTCCTTGACTTCCGCCGTCGTCTTACGAGGAAAGATTGAAGTGTAATCAATCTCAGTGTTAATAAACTCCTTCGCAAGATCGCGATCCTCAGTAAGGGCCGATGATCGTCGTCGCGGCTCAAGATCCGTGCTTGGGAACATTGCACCCGACTTCTTGCCATACTTGAGGACAAGATCGGTACCACTATCCGGGTCGGTAATATCACCGTAATCCGGGTTCAAGACGAGGCTGAGCAGCTTCTCATAGACCGTCTTGCTATAACCCCAAAGTCGTACACCTTGGTCTTCCTCGCCGCGAACAATAACGGGCGAAAAGAAGCGCTGCTTTGCCATCAGCTTCTTCGCCAATTCGCGGGACTCATCAGAGCCATCTTCCCAAAGCTTGCGAACAAAGGTGTCCAATGGGCAGTCCTCGCCGAAATTGCGCTTCGGGCTAAGAAATCCGGGCTTGTCGCCAAGATTGTAGTGGAACCAAAACTCCTTGAAGGGGTCTCCGTCTGCGTCTGGAACAATTCGGATAGTCTGCTCGCCATCCTGCGGCTTCCAGAACCACCGCTTGCCATTGCCGTTGCCTTGTAGGGCAAGTTGCTTCTTTTTCATCTTCTTCAAATCTAGTGCCATAATATTTACTCCTTAAATTATAGGCAGGGTCATTTTCCCAACCCGCACATACAGTATAGCTCATTTGCACACAAAGTCAAGCATTAATCCTGAATAAAATTTGTGTATGAGGCGACATATGCAAAATTATTTTCATATGTCGTTGATGTTATATCGTATGATACCGAAGTCAACTCCGGTTGTCCAGCTTTTTTTACTTGTTCTCTAATTTTCTTAAACATGTTTTTCTCTTTTTGCAAAGTATCTTCTTTAAATGCAAAATAGAAATGTTTTTCTCTTATATTTTTTAAATCAAAAAAACACCTCTCCTTCTCCTCGTTCAAGTCATAAATTGCCAACGTCGAAATTCTATTCGCTTCTTTTGCTTCTTGTATATTGCTAATAATTGACTTTGTATTTGATAAATAATTGAACATATGTAATGAGCTTGCAATCATTTCATTTATTTTTGCAAAATATTCAACAATAGATAATTCTCCTATAATATCGGAAATCTTGGCATTATCAAACACAAACATTTTCTCAAAAAGGCCAGAGCGAGCAAACTCTTGAAAAATCCTATATACTATTTTTTCTCGGCGAGCCTCATCGTCATTTAAAAATGTTAAATCTGGCCGTACATAGATAATATAAAGTTGGGCTTTTTTAATTTGTTCTAAAATTCTCAAAGTAAAGCCGCTGGTTATGCCACCGCCGGCGCAAATAAAGAAAGTTTTCTTATCTTGAATTGCCTCTGCCAAGCTTGAAACACTAGGGGCATGCTTTTCAGCATCCTGCATTGTCTCAACTTTCGGCAAACTATAACAATTTTCGCCGCCAATATCGACATCAACATAATGTACATTGTATTGCGGATACTTTTCAAACTCTTTGGCTATTTTGCACCCAGCACTAGAAAAACCAACTACTTCCATTTTATTTCCTTCATTTCACCAAAATTCTTACCAGCATGAACTGTGATCTTAAACTCTCCCAAATCAGTTTTTGAAAAAACGTCAAACAACTCATCTAAGATTACTTTGTCCTCTTTGGCCAAATCAATAACTAATGAATCATGCACAATAAATGCCATGTGTGATTTACGTTCTTTAAGTAGTTGATAAACTTTTATTGCTTGTCTCAAAACAACATCTGCTGTTGTGCTCTGAACTAAATAATTCAAAGCGTGAAAATCATCCGCCTCTATCTCTCTGCCAAAAGGCGTTTTCACTATTTTACCATCCCAATATTTTTCTTTCACCTGCTTTTTGTCATAAGTTCCATTTGCTAAACGATCTTTAGAATCTGGATTATATAGCCAAGCGAATATTCGCTCTTTAGCGTCCTTTCTTCGTATTCCTTGAAACACGTTCTTCGCATTCCATTCGTGTATATCTTCTTTCGGCTGCTTCTTGTCCATCAAAGATAATAATGTCCTTAATTCAGCAGCATTGAAATCCAATTCCACATATAAATCATTATTTGGTTCTAAAATAGTACGATACTCTTTTTTTAATGTCAAAATAGGAAAAGATTTTGGTTCTGTCGTCAATCTGCCTGTTTTTGTGCCAAAAATATTGTATTTAATTCGCTTTTCAGCTTTTTTAATTCGCTTCAAAAAATTTCTAGCTGCAATCTGATGGCATAATAAATTTAATTTTTGATATTTTAAATTCAATGGGCGACTTTTTATATCCTCAACCACTTCTGATAATTGCAATAAAAAATCGTAATTTTCAGGTTTTTCATAGTTGTTCAAGACATGTTCTGTTACTTGGTTTTTAACTTCATAAAAATTTAAAAGAAAATGCTCTGGAACTAGGTCATAAAAGCAATGCTCTTTTAAAGAAATTTTAGCTTGTATAAAAGAATTCAAATACGCCTTGAGGCGCTCACTTGACGCGGACCACTGTACTCTTAGCCGCTCTGGACATACGCGTTCTATTGATGCCCCGCTACAATATAGTTTCGCAAACTCAACATCAAGCGGCAGGCCCTTTTTATATTCCCAAGTGCCGCGCAAATCCGGTAAAAACTTTGTACGAATTGCGCCATCAGCATATATTTTGTTACATTTGTCTTTGTTGTCTAATGTTTGAAAAATCACTTTAAACCGTCAATTATTTGATACCCCACTGCTCCTTGTTCTGTTGTGGCATCTCTCCATCAGGATCTTTCGTCCAATAAAATTTACCATCCGGCAGTTCAACAAAATAACACTGTTTATGGCCTTGTGCTTGGTGACACGAAAGGTCCTCTTTTGTTTCTACTGGCTGTTTTTCAACATTGGATGCCACGCTCTTAGGCAGTTTCATCATATTAAATAACATTATAGGATCTTCTTTAAAAGAAATCAAGGATTTTCCAGAAGATTGAGAACCAACGGTGCCCATAACATATTCTATATAATTTATTGCAACATTAGCATCTGCAGCAAAATCTATCCCAGTGTACGCTCGGACGACTATGTTATTTGTCCTCTTTTTAAGTAAATTAAGCTGTTTGTGCCCCAAAGGCATGCCCCTTTCTATATTTCTGATTTCCGCATACCAACTGACATATTTTCTATTAACAGAGACAATTTTACCTCGCAGAGCTTGCACTTCGAAAGGCCGATTTTGTTTTTCAATTGAAAATTCGCCATAATTTGCAGCAACATTGTACGTTGGATTTTCTCCTATAAACCTATGGTAAAATTTAACCAAAATTTGCGCAAAGCCATTATAACGAGTCGAAAAATTATGATAACTGGCATATGGTGTAAGGTTTTTTTGATATTTTAATTTATAAACAGGATATTTGTTTAAATATTCGGCTGCTTTTTTTGTCCTATAATCAAATATTATTCTCCACGGCACATTAATATCCACTTTAAAATTATATTTAAATGCTAAATTCTGAAATATTTTAAAATTAGGATCTTCTAAAAATCTAATTTTTGCTGAGTCGTCATCTGGACTTTCTGATAATACATCCACCGCCAACCCTGACATATATATAGAAGCGTGTTCGCTTTCCATGATTCCCGGCGTTGTAATCGGCATGCCGCTACTTTTAATAAAAACCTTCAAATATCTATAAAAATCATCAATATTTTTTATTTTTGCGCTAGCTTTAAGTGTGCTTAAAATTTCTGAACTGAATTGTGAATAAAAATTTTCTAAATATTGGTCTTGTACTTCCAGTTCGTTTACATAACTTCTTACAGCAAATAATCGTGCAAGCATTGTGTCTGATTTATTGAGGCCGCGACAGCAAACTGGTGATTTAGCCCGGGCGTTATATTCAATTGCCAGATCCTTGAATGCGTCTGCAATAAAATTAACCATTTGCACACCATTTAAATCTACTAAATCATCCTCAACCAAGTCAAATGACGAAATTAAGCCATATTCATCAGTTCTAGAAAAAAATGGTAAATCGTACCAAGTGTCAATCACCGCCCGTGAATGTTGGTTATATACTCTTTTATAATTTAAACGACCAGTGTATTTCTCTTGAGAACCATCTTCATTATCTGCTGTTGATATTACCCCATACTGTTGCAGCACCTCTTGCTCCACCTTTTCCTGCTTTGAATATGTTACCGGCGAAGCGTTGTTGGTAATGTTGCTTTTGCCCTCGTTAAAATCTTTTATACTAAATTTTAGCTTGCCCGTACTTTTTTTAAGCTCCTTTATTCGCTTTCTAAGTTCTAATTTAAATGCATTTGTCATGCCCGCCTGATTCTGTTGAGGTTTGGTGGGACTTGAAGAATACTGCGTGTTGGCGCTGGATCCGCCAGCACCTGTGCTAGTAGCGCCGCCTCCAGTGCCACTACCTGCCGATGATCCGCCGTATCCACTTGCCATTCTATTATGTCCCCGCTATTGTTGCTAAATCTGCTTCAGTTGTGCTAGCCGCGGCCGCGGTGGGCGGCGTTGCAGGCCAATTTTTTGTTAACTGCTTAGTTTGTTTTAAAGTTGCCGGTTTGCCATTAATAAAAAATTTATTACCTTTTTTTTCATATTTCGCATTTGGATCTCTTGCATCTTGTCCAAATAATTGTTCCCCGGTCAAGTCGGCCGAATGGGACAATTGCAGCCCCGCCTCATGCGCCTCTGCAGCCTCTTCTTTGTCCATAATCGCCAAACCATATTGAGCCGCATAATTTGAATTTTTCAGAAAATCTTCAACTATGTATTCGTCAATTCCTACAAGCAAAAAAATGGGCGGCGGCTTAGGCAGCTTTTCTTTTGGAATTACACCGCAATTTGCCAATATTTCCTTCTGCGATTTTCTTTTAGCTTGGTTCGCTGGTGAAAATATATTTAACCCCTGTATACTTGTCTTGTATGTACCCATGGCCAATTGATCACTTAGTCTACTAATTTGGTAATACCCGGTAATCCCCGGGTCTTCCTCTGGTTGGATTCCAAGTGGTGTGCTTGGAAGTACAAAATACCCACCCTTATAAAATAGATTATTACCAGTTAATATTGGGCTAGCTGAATATGCAAATTTCAAATATGGAAATGCAATGTCCTTAAACTTATCAAAGACCAAGGCGGTTCTTAAATTGGGGTTATCTGTATAGGAAAAGCTGATTGTCTCCATTAAGCCTCCGGAGTTTCCAACAAACAAATGAAACATTCCGTCCAATTGGTCTTTTTCACGATTAAAGTTGCGGCCTTCAGTCTTTTTAAGCTGTGGCGAGTTAAATCCCGTGTTGCTTATTTGGGTTGCGTCCGTAACCCTCTGGTGGAAATGTAAAACAGGCTGATCGTTGTGCTTTTCTTCGCTTGATTTTGCCTGCCCTTGATAATTTAAAAGCAAGGCGTCTCCACTTAAATTGCGCGCAATAATTTTACCCTTAGAATCTTTTTTTATTTTCAAATCAGGTTTCTTGTTGGGCTTTTCCAGATATAATTTATCAAGCTCCTTGTTCGCGTGTTTTGAAGGGTGAGCCAATTTAACACTAACGGCAAAGGGCGTATGCACAATATCACTTACCATGCCAGAGCTTAAATCGCTGGTGCCATGGCCCAGCGCCATGGGCACCAATTCTTCCATCATCAAAGAGAGAAATTGACCAAAAGTAATAGTTGATGCTTCTCTGGTGATCACGGTTTTATAAAACCATTTTAAAAATAGGTCCGTCTCGATCAATATATCACCTATATTAACACTAATCTCTTTACCAAATGGCCGATAAACAACGTTGCCCAAGCTGATTACTGGGTACTTATTGAACCCATCATCTTCTTCGTCGCTTTTTGAAAATTCATGTAATGTAGAAATTAATTCCCTAAGCGGAAAAAACATAAAGTTGCCATAAGTATCTGCGCCATGGCGCCTCTCACCTCTCGCCGATAAGGATTTTGGCATGCACTTCTTTTTGCCCTTTGCTGCCTTTTCTTTCATAGGTTCCGAGCCGGCTGGGCATGGTTGCTTAGAACCAACAGTCACTGTTTTATCTGTACCAAAATTACTGTAAGTTAATGCTCCAAGAATTTTATCTAGTTGTGTATCAATAAACTCCTTTGAATTAGTTTTTGGCTTTACCACCTTTGTTCTGAGTTTGGCCAGCGGCAAACTTTTATGAACGCCATACTTGGGTGTCCACTGATCTATTAAGTTCTTTTTATCTATATCGTGTGGCCCCTTAATTGCCTCACTTGGTTTAGGTACATCAAGCTCTGTTACCCTATAAAAATATGCATTTAATCTATGTCTGCGCGCTTTAAACTTCATCGAGTCGTCAACCTTCTTCCTATCCGAACGAAATTTAAGTTGAAAAAGCTTTCCCTTTTTCATAATGTGATTCAAATATAAAACGCCAGCTTTTTTTGCAAACTGCCTTTTCATTTTCTCTAATTGCACGCTTTTTCTTTTTATTAGAAATTCTTTTCTCTCTTTCTTTCTCTTTTTGTCTTCTTGTTCTTTTTTATTAGTTGCTTTTATACAATCATCTTCAAGTTGCTGAATTTCTTTTTTAGCCTTTTCTACATCTTTATAATGTTCAGTCAAATTCTTATTTTTGGTTATTGACTTTAATATTCTCATACTCATGGGCTTAAGAATATCAGTTTCATCTCTTATTTTCGGATTTTTAAATGCAAGTCTCTCTGGTAGTCCATAATATTTAACCTTCAGTTTGACCTCTCCTTTTTCTGAATATTCAATATCGTGTTTTTGCCAGCTAATTCTAAAGGATTTTCTTTCTTGCTCCTCAACTATATTAAGAATATCTTCAGTAACGCCCCAAAAAGATCTATCTCCCTTATTTTTTATACTCCAGCCGTATTCTAAAACAAGAACTTGCCGATCATTATCTAAATCTGGCCTTAGCAATAGAAGATAATCATCTTTTTTGTGACTGCGCGCAGGATCTCCCGACTCGTTCGGATGCCCTTGGGCGAACACCTGAAAACTGCTGAATACATAACTTACATCCATCATAAACGAGGCGCCCATGCCCCAAGCGGGGAAATCGCGTGTAACTGTTACACTCTCTATTCCAGCATCGGCGCCGCGCATAAACATGTTTTGCAAAATGCCTTTTGCGGGGTCTTTTTGTTTCAGGGCGCCAATGTCTGTAAAGGGCTTAAAGATAATATCTTTTGTATCCGAATAAACCCAGCTTGATTTTTTACCGCCTTTTTTAGTTTTTAAATAGATTCTTATATATGGCTGCATGCCTGCAATTTGATAAGGCTTCAAATTCATCATAAAATTAACATATTTTTGATTTATTATTTTGTCTTTTGAGTTTGATGCCACCTTTTGCATGCTTTGAATGAATATATTCCTATATTCTGGATGTAAACTTATAATTTTATTTGCTAAGCCCGGGTAGTTATCCAGATAAAGGGCCTTTTGCAGAGGAGATGGCCCCATATCATACGCCTCATCTGCATATATCGATGGTAACACAAAATCGTTGAGCCACCCTTGGGGATTAAGTTTTGCTGGTAAAAAAGCCATCTTTATAAATTACCTATTATACTATTATTTGCAATATATCTGCCAATGGTGTCGGTATAAGAATTAACTCGCCCGGTTTAACATGATGATCGGTCGGTTTTTTATTAAAATAGGCAATAATCCACCAGTAGCGTGCGTCGCCATAAAAGCGGTCTGCCAACTTATAAAACCTATCGCCCGGTCCCCATAAATATTCCTCTTTTCCAAGGTTCAACATCTGATCAAAGTTTGGATAATTTAATTCCAGCGTTTCTAAGTGTTTAATTGCCTTTTTTCTCTGTAATTCGTTCAATCCTTTGCGGCCGAACCTCTCTTTAAAAGCTTGTTTAAAATCCGGATCGTTGTTGAATATGACTCCTGTTTCTTTATACCTTGAAATAGACATATATTTCCTCCTCTAGGCATCTTTATTGTTTAAAATTCCAATTTTTGCCAAACCCTTGTCTGTTGTACCTTCTAAAAATTCACCAGCGGCGCGGCTGGCGGCCTGAATTGGTGCCTGCATAACATCTCCCATCGACAGCTTGGTTCTATACGGATAATCGGCATTGCCAAAAAATTCTTCGCCAGCTTTATCCATATTCCAGCCAATTGGGCTTTCGTGAAGCGGCTGAAACGTAATATTGAATGAAAGCACTCTAGGAAAAATGGTCTGTCTACCCGGCGTGACGTGGCTTTTCATAAAAACGCCCTTTGCATTAATCTGAAAATCTGTTGAAAAAGATTTTATATATCCAAGAAGCCCTCTAAATGGGTTTGTGTGATTAATTAACAGATTTGCAAATTTAATTCTACATAACGGAGGGCTGGCCAATACTGTCGCACCTGTTGATAGTTTTGTATAACCGGGATATAAAGATTGAATTAACTTATTTAATTTCTTTAAATTTTCATTTGCGTCATCACTATCATAATTTGGAATAGAAAAACCAAGCGTTACCGATCTTGCAGTATTACTATAAACTGGTATTGGATCGGCGCGGCCAAATGCTTGAGTTTCTTGCCACTGAGGAGAGAAACTTTCCTGAAATGCTGTCAAATAGGCCGGAAAGGACAACTTTAAATTTGTAGCTGTCGTTGGGAAACTAAACCGCAATGTTGAAAATGCAATTTGGTTTCTAATATTTGCTTCTGCTGGGCTGGCAGTAGCTAAAGTGGGATCTCTGTCCCAAGCCTCTTCCATAGCTGCATCAAAGCCGTTTGAAATTTCACTTGCCGCTTTACTTTTAATATCATCAAAAAAACTCATTATGTACTCCCCAGATGTTTTTTCTGAAAATCTGCCATCGCCTTGTAAGCGCTGTTTACTGACATTACATCCGCGGCCGTCACCCCGCCTTTAAAGACTTCTAAAGCTTTGTTCGCGAATGCAGTCCCGGCTTTCTGAGTAGCAGACATGGCGGCGTTGGCAAGAAGCTTATCTATTCTGCTGGCAGATTGAGCCAACGCGTTGACGATCTCAACGGAGGTTTTCTTGCCCATATTTGGAATTGTTTCCAGTGCTATATGTTCCTGAAGATCTTTCATGGCATCCAAGCGCTGTTGTACGGTTGAGGCTTCTCGTGCTGCAGCGGCCGTTTGTGCAGAAGTCATCGCACCCAACATGCCGCCGGCCGCTTTAAGCTCTGCCGGCAAAGCAGCACCCGGCCTATAAGATATCATAGCTCTGAGTGTTCTAGAATCCATACCAAACGCATCGCCCATGGCTTTCATGTAGGCACGGCTGGCTCTTGGTCCAGATTGTTGAATTCTACCCATTACACTTTGAATTGACTTGGCAATATACTCCATTCGCTCTGGATAATCCATAGATGCGGCCTTAACTGCATCAAAACTGCCGCCCAAGCTGCCCATGACCGCATTAATTTTACCTGCGGCTGCTTGCGCGCCATCTAAAGTTTCAAATTGTTGCAAATTGCTCATCATGGTGCCGACACTGAGGCCCATTCTTCTTGCTCTAACTTGAAACAGGAGTGTTTGCCTTGTCATGTCCTTGCTATCAAGGATGTCCATGAATTGAGCTTGGTTTGCATTAAAATCTCGCCAAACTTGTGCATAGCTTTGACCAGTTGTTTGAGCAAATTTATTTAAAGTTTGAGAAGTTTTAGTAACTTCCGCTCTGGATTTTCCTAAAACAGCGCCAAAAGTGTTAAAAAGTGTGATGCTGTCGTTAGCACTAATACCCAGTTTTTCATATACGGAAATTTGTTTTGTAACGGCCTCAAAATCGTTTTCCCAAGCTGGAGTTACAACACCAGCGTATTGTTGCATAGCATTTTGTACGGCCTTCATGGTGTCCGTCATCGAAATACCCATTTGTGTCTGACGGCGTTGAAGGAGTTGTAGCTTCTGTGTTATTTGTCCTGCGCCCTTGGCCGATTCGGCGCTCAAAAGTTGAATTTGCGTAGTAAATTTTTCGTACTTCTTTACTGTTGTTCCAAGTTTGCCAGTCATAGCCTTATTTAAGCGCTCTTGGGCCAAATCGGGAATCATGCTGCCCAGACCGGCACCTGCAGCCGGTGATTTGGCCGCGGCCTCTGCGGCCTTTAAGGCAATTTTTGCCATATCTTTTTCTGTCCCGGGGGGCATGCCGTTAATCATCGTTCTTGCTTCACCGGCCTTAGCCTTGCCGGTGGAGACATTTCGTATTAAAGCGCGTAATTTAGCAGAATCGACAGCCATAACAATACTCTCCTCTAATAATTAGTGAGATACATTATTTCTTTGTGCGGGCTTCGTTTATTTCTTTTAGATGATTTGCTAATTTGCGCGCAAACCAGTTTCTTAAACTAATAGGAAGAGCAAAAGCTTCAAAAAAATTCCAATTACCATGCATTTTTAATATAAACAACGTCTCGTAGACGCCATCCATATAGTTACTCGTCAGGCCAAAAAAAGTTGCCCGTCAGGGGCACACCTCCCTTGTTGACGTGACCGCATTCTTGACAAGAAAATTTATACATAAAATCAATATCCGGCATTATATTCAAATAGGTTTTTCGAAAAAGTCTAGAATCCATAATCGGCATATTAGAAATAAAACTTTTAATATAAATTGGATCTGTGTTTCCATTTATAGAACGAACCATTCGCGAATATCTTCCCGTGACTGTTTCTTCTGGTAAATTGTGTTTAGCTCGCTGTACAGCCTCATTCGCCATTTCTTTTTCGTCTTGACCATCAAGAAGCCTCAGTTCAGCCGTTACATTAGATTTTGGCAACTTTAAAAGAAAAGTGCCTTGCGAAGTTGTCTCAACATTAGAATAGTCTACATCTTTATTGCCAACCTCATTTAAATCAATGCTGATTTCATTGTTAGAATAACACTCTTCACAAGATATTCTTACTTCATAATCTGGACCATATGCATTTTTTCTTGCATTAATTAATATTGCATTTTTGTCGCCTATCAAAAAAGAAGATACATCAATAGTTTTATCAACAAGTATACTTTCAATTAATTTATCATAAACTATGCCTTCTTTGTTGTATGCCGCATTAACCAAAATGTCTTCTTCTTTTGTCGTCATAAAATACACTTCAACAGACTCTTTTCCATGAAGGGGGTGCCCCTCTGGATAAAACTTTCCCCCTGATGGGAAGTGAACAATGTCTGTTGGTGGTGTGTATGCGTAGTGTGATTGCGGTGTAGGTTGGTAATTTATTTTACTTTCGTTTCGATCTCTCATCCTCGCCTCTAATAATTAACGGATACTGTATTATCGTCTGTTTTGGAAAAAACTTTAAGCTTTGCCCAATCATATGATAGCGTAACTTGAGCAGAAGTTATATCCTCATTTGCATAATTTAATTCACTAAATTTTACGCCCTTTATAAAAGCTCCCTCTAGCGTCCATTCTTCATGAATAGTACTATCTGGCCTAATACTTTGAATTTTTACTGGACCCAAAGAATTAACCAACGCCTCTTTGCTAATGTCATTTTCAGTTAACCTTTCATTGTCTGAATCATCCGGCAAAGCCCACGCACAGCCCCTGAGTTTTTTCATAAAAGTATCCGCATTGGAGTGGCTGTAAACTTCTTTTACTGTAAAGGTCACATCATCCCATTTAACGTTGGTTGGGTAGTGAAAGTGCCAGTTTAAAAGCCGATGTTGTTCAGTTTCTACCGAATAGCCCGGGCGACTGACTTGGCTTATATAAATTGGGTGAAATCCGCCCACAATCAAAAGAAATCTGAAAGATTGTTGAGCGTCTTTTGTCATTTTAGCCCAAGAAGGCGCCGGTGCATTAGCACCAACACATCTTGAAGCAAATATTCTTCTGTTAATTTCATTAACAATGGATTTAGCCATAAATTTAACCAGCTACAAACGATTCAAGCTTAGCCCAATCATACGCTAAGCCAACTGTAATGCTCATTAAATCTTCGCTGTCATACGAAACATCATCATAGTTAATGTTTTTAATCCACGCATTGTACAATCGCCATTCTTCTACCTTTTTGCCATCAGAATCGATTGTTTGAATTGTTACATCCGTCAGTGCGTTGCCAGCAGCTTTCCTCTTTGACATGCTCAAGCGCCACGACTCATTCTGTCCGTTCCAATCGCTTGGCAGCGCATATCCAGAGTCCTCAATAACTTTAAAAACAGTTGCAGCAATTTCAGGATTAATTGGATCAACTAATGTAATCTCAATATCATTCCAAGTGACTCTGCCGGGGAATTTAAATTCATGCGCTAAGAATTGATGCTTGGCACCGTCTGAAACGGTAATTTGTGGGCGCGTAACGCTTTTAATCACCCAAGCTGGTACGCCGCCTAGGCGCAAAATAAATTTAAATTTCCGTTTTGGCTCAATATTCATTGATTGCCACTGTGGGATATTGTCAGGTTGCTTTGGCATTACAGTTCATTCTCCTAATCTACTATAATTAGTATTAATCCTCAAAAGCTGCACCAGTATTTGTAATGATAAAATCAACTGCAATGAATTCAATTGCCCTTGCAGGCTTCAAGAAAATCTTAGCATACATGATGTTTCTATCAACCAAATCTGGCGTTGTAGTGGTTTCATCCAAAATCAGCTTATAATCAGTTAAGCCAAATCTTGCCTTGACATCATTAAGGAATGGGTTTGCACGATTAATAAAGCGCTCCCAAGTTTCTCTTACGTTTTGCTCAAACAGAAGCTCATTTGAAATTGTAGAAATTCCTTTCTTAACAAATAGAAGCAATCTGCGAACATTAATTCTATCCAGTGCACTTCTTGTAACCTGCAACGTCTTTTGACCGAAGATTACAATTCCCTCTTGTGGGAAGGTGGCGATTGGATTGATGTTTGCATCATAAAGGTCATCACGATCCTTTGAGGTGAGGCGCTGGGTTACGCCAATAACTGGCAGACCAGCAACACCACTTGATAGGCCACCGCGAGTGAAGCCAGCGGGTGCGAACCACGGCGCTTTGACCCTATCTGTGTAGGACATTGCACCGATGGCAGGAATAGATGGTGGCACATATACGAAGCCGCCATCAATGGTATCTCTAATTCTCACCCACGGATAGTAAGCACAGCCATAGCTGCTATTTAGCTGCCTATCTTTCAAGTTGTCGATAACATCTTTAGTGCTTGTTCGGTAAACTGGTTTGCCAATATTGCTAGAATCGGCGCCTTCAAATGCCGGCTCAAAATCTTTTTTGAGATCGATGACGGCCAAGGTGTCGCCTCTGGATTCGGCAACATCAACCAACTTATCAGTAAGCGACTCATGCTTTAAGCCGGGGATTGCCAAGAGATTACACTCAACAACTTCTGGATCCTTAATTGTATCAATAATCTCGTTGTAAGTGTTGAATACATAACTATTCTTTTCATTTGGTGTCGTGCTAGCATTATGTAACAAGCCACTTCTTAGTGGCTGCTGTTCTGTGATGTTTAATCCATCAACACCGCCGTGGAAAACAGTTGTGAACTTGTTAACCCCCTCATCAATAAGATCTTTGATAGAGCTTGTAGATGTCTGAGAAGTGAAAGCTCGGCCGATAATGTCCGTCCCCCATGTATCAGTTGCTTGATGAGAACCAGAAATATAAATGAAATCCTCTCCGCGCTGGGCCGCGGCCGTAGTAAGCGTACCATCACCAACAGATTGTGAAAGATCATCTAGTGTAAAAACAAACTGTGGTGTTAAATAAGCATTTGTCGTGTCACCATCCCAAGAATCAACAAGGGCTGATGCTCCAACACGCACAAGATCGACAATATCTTCATTGTGTTTTGTTTTATAATTTTTATCTCTTGCAACCCCGGTGTACACTCCCCAGTATGCCGTCTTGTAGTTTGTTCCACCGATCGTACCGGAAAGTCGCATTGGCAACGATGGGAATCTAAACCCTAAAGAGCTTGATGCGCCGAAATTGGAAGTTGAAAATCCATCGCCAGTACCTGACACCATTTGTTGAAAATCCAAACCAGTTGTGGCATCAAGCGGAAAAGAAGCACTAAGCGAAATAGCGCTGTTGTCAGCGGTGCCTCCTACAATAAATGCATTCGCTTCGGCAAAATCGCCAAATGTCGCATGTGACGGCGCGTTCGGACTAGTTCCAAAATCGTACCAAATATTCCCAGTCGCGGCGGTCGTGCCGACGTTGCCCGCCCACGCTCCTTGTGGAGCATTATGCCAAGCAACATCAAGATATTTTGGTGGACCCCAAACACCCCACGGGAGATATTCTTCATTGGTTGCACCATTATCAACCTCAGTATTCATTTCTATTCTAATAAACTTTGAGCGGTTTGGCCAAGTGCCGCGCTCTCTTAAAATACGCTCAGTCGGATCAAAAACTGTATACATATCTCCAACCTGTCGGGCGATGTAATTTTCAGAGTCGGGATTTAAATTACAATTATCAAATTGCTCCAAAACTATTCTTGCTCCATCGCGATCTTTTAAATCGCGGACCTCAACAGTAAAAGAGCCGTATTTATTATCATTATTCTTAGAGTATCTAATATTTGAAATAGAAATCTTAAAATTATTTTGACAATAAGTGCCATTATCTAAGCCATGAAAGCGGAAAAGCTTTTGCATGTTTCTGGCGTCAAAAGACGTTGCTTCGCCAACATTTTGTGAAATAAACCAGCCAGTTTTACTATTCCTGCGATTGCCAGAACTATCTGCGAATGCTGCTAATTTATGAGCGTGATCATAGCTGGCGTCCGTGTTGTTTGCAGCATGAATTGGTGCAATTATACCTAAATATTTTGGCGTATCAGCGGCACGGGCGGCCACAGAAGCGCTTGTATTTATATACGTTAAGGAGCCGTGGTCGGCCGCGGCATAGTTGCCTGTAATGGCAGTATTCCTAGACGCCTCAATATCTATTGTGTCGCAAAAGGTTTCCCCAAGCCAATACGATGAAGTTGTGGAACTAATCTCTGAATTAACCAACGTTGGGTTAGTGTTAAACACTCTTCGGATATAATTTCTGTCTCCACTGTCAATAGAAAACTCAATTGTTTCACTGTCACCGTTGTCGGAATCTTCAATGCTTGCTTTAAAGCGGCCGTCAGTGTCCGACTGCATCAATACATTGACTGCATGAGAAATAGATGCAGTGCCGGCAGCGTTGGTGCCGTCTAAGCCAATAGAACCGCCCTTCATATACCAAATTGCCGCTAGCGTGCCTGTCGCCTGTGCTTTAGCGATGGAGTGTGCGGCTGATTGGTAGGAAGAGGAGATCTTGGGCGGAAACACCCAGAGACCAAAGGCGCCGCCAAGGTCATCGCCACTTTTAATCGTAGTTCCATGTGTATATACCTGATCAGTTCGCCAGCCAGCCTGTCCGCTATTATTTGAAGTGGCCGCTGTTCTGTTTTTATGTTCCGTGCCCAACAGCCTAACAACATTAATTGTGGGCGAATTTCTGAGCCATGCTTGGGCTGCATAAGCTGCATAAGTTGGAGCTTGTGGCTCGCCACTTCTCCAAACATCGGCGCCGTCGTTGCCGGCGGTAGGCGTTCCGAAATAATCAACAAATTCCGCAAACGATTCGACACGAACCGGACGCATGGCAGGCCCCTTGCGGGTCGTGCCAATAACTAGAGGCCCTACGGGCTGTGGTTCACTGGGCAATTGAGAATTATCAATTTCATTTAAAAAAACGCCGGGTGAAATAAACTTAAATTTTCTGGCCATACTATTCACTCTCCTGTGATCACATGTTGATGCTATTATAAATAGTTATTCAAAAGTCAAAATGCAAGTGCTAACCTCTGAAGTCTTCACTACCTATTTCATTTATATCACCAACAATAACCCTTTCTCTACTAAACTTAAGATCTACTAAATTTTCTCGTATTGCGATTTTTGGAGTTTCTTGGTTTTTTTCTGCTCCAATCAGATATCCGAGAACTTTAAGCTTAACCACAGTTTCATATTTCTTTTCCTCCTCTGCTAAAGAAGAAATGTTGTTTTCTGAAGAATAAGAATCTTCAACAAAGACATCATAAAAATGATTATCTTGTTCTACTCTAAACTGGTTAATTCCGCCGGTATAAGTGGCAAATGGAGCCACTATTTCATTCATTTGCTGCTGATAATCTGTGCGCAAATTGATATTGTATGTCATATCATAATACACCGGAAATGGAATAGAGATCATCTTGCGCACAACTTTTTGATTTTTATTTCTTTTATTGGGAAAGTAATATTGCCCCAATACCTTATTTGCATCAGTTGCTGCATAATTCCTAGTTTTGCTTTGATTCATTATGCTCGTTAATTCAAAAGCGCCGCCCCTGTATCCTCTAGCGCCTTTGTCATTTGGAAAAAGATTTGCCGGGATTGGCCTAGCGCTTACCGGGGTTTTTGTTATCGCCTCTCTTTCAATTGTTATTAAAGGAAAAATTAGAGCTTCTGAGTCAACACTCCTCATTTCGCGCTTATTTTTAATCTGATATGCTCTTTCAGCAGTGATCCAAACAACTGGTACTTTTTTCCACCCGTCGTTTGTTGTGGAGTGAATGTTTAAAGCCTCATCAACCCACTTTAATATCGCTTTATCAATCGTTTCAAAAGTAGAAGGTTTTAAATTCAACACCCTACCGCTTGTTTGTGTCTTACTTGGCATTGAACTTGCCCTCTCTTGCTCTTGTGCACTTGGCAACTATTTCGTAGCGTGCGTCTGCCTGTCCATATAGTTGCTTTGGCTCATCTAAAGATACGATTTCATAAAATATATCACCATATAAAACAAAATCTCCCTCTCTTACAAATATGTCCTGATCCTCTGTTAATCTTCTTTTGTGAAAATGTATCGTTATAGATGATTTTCTATCTACGCCAAATTTCCCAGTTTCAGTAGATAATCCTTCCCACTCAATTAAAGCATATACTCTAATCGGAGGCAGTGTTGTTTTTTTAATTGCCTCGCCATAAACATCGTGAAATTCTGAATGTTCTACGCTAACTGAATAATATAATACTTGTTGGCCAATGACTCGCTCAATAATCTCATCATTGACTTGTTTAACAAGCGCTTTTTCTTTTTCACCAGCGAATAAGGGTGGTGGCGGGGCATCAGGTTGTGTCCATTCATCTTTCGACATTCACTTATCCTACAAAAAATGGAAGAGGGATGTGCTGTTGAGTTTTAGTAGCATTCTCTACTATTGCTGCATCTCTTTCGGCTAATTTAGCATATGTTAGCTCGTCAAGCACCGCTTTTAACTCTTCTCTTAATTTGTCTTGTTCTTCTTTTGCTTGTGAGAGCAAATCGCCCGAGTTCAAAGATAGAGCTTCGCCCGGAATTGGTATAGAACCACCAAACTTACCTCTAACGTGTCCCAACATCTCCTTGCAAAGAGCTAAAGAAAATCTACGAATCCACTGCTTGCCAATACTATTAATGCTAGTATATAAAATATTTGCATAAGGCAGCGTATTCATGTTGTTAACACCATCTACGCCCTTCTTCCTGTCTGTCATATATTCTTGCCATGGCTCTCTTTCGTTCTCAATGGTGAATTTGACCCAAAACTTTGTAGGGCTTGAATCTATCGGTGTTGGAAAAACTCTTATTTTACTATTAAACAACTCATAGCTGTAATTTGAAGTTCTTGTGTTAATACTGTCTTCGTACTGCATGGCCTGTAATTTATTTTGCCATGTAGGTATAACTTCAAAAGTTGATTCATCCGCATACATTCCGTATGTTGACAAATTACCAAGGACATTCAACCCTCCGTAATATGCAAAGAATCTCCACATAGATCTTGGCGTTCTATGAAAAACCTTGCGAATGGTAATCTTATTTTTACCAACTTTATTATAATATGGGAATGCTGAATTGTCGGTATCAACAGAGGCGGAATATATAATATCCTGCAAATCGTAATCTTGTACATCTTTCGTAATATCAAAAGACGCCGAATAAACATTGGCATCGCCCAACAAAGCTTCTGCAGCCACACCATCTGCTGCCCTTTGTGAGTACTTAAACGTAAACCTTGGGTATTTAAGCTCAATGTTTTCGTTTTTTAAGTCATCATCTATTTTAATTTCGCCGTCTTCGTCAAAAGATGCAGTGGTTGAGCCGAGCAAATCGCCCAATGAGTTTTTGGCCTGATGGATATTAACAATATAAGAATACTCTAACACCGCCTCCTCATAAGCAGCATAAACATTCCCCTCCGTTAACTCAACATCAAGTACATCGCCGCCTAATTTTTTGTAAACAAAGGCAACTTGGTCTTTGGCTGCATCAACAAATGTAGATTCGTTTTGATATATGCCATATGGAAGCGTGCCGATAACATTATCTGCATTTCCAGTCACTGGTAAGACGACTTTGCTTAAAGTGCTAGCTGGTGTAAGAGTTGGTTTGGCCATTTGGTTCTTCTCCCATCTCTATAAATAGTTTTAAAATAAAGAACCCCCCGCCTATAAAGACAAGGGGCCTTAAAATATGTGTTTGTTTTTATTGTAGTCCCAGCTTTTCTTTTAATTCTTCTAGCTTTGCATAATGTTTTTTCTTCTCTTTAACGCTTTCCAGTGAATTAATTAGCTTAAGTAAATCTTCATATTCCTTCTTTAGCTTGCTGGCGCCCGAAGCTTTTGGCTTAGATGCGGCCTTTTTTGCTGGTTCGGCCTTCTTTTTTGTTTTACTGAACATTTCACGTTCCTCCATTTCTTATAAATAAATAGTTTATAAAAAAGTTAATTCTTTTTTTGTATTTGTGTTATCACATTTAATGAAAATGATCTTCTTTCACCCTCAGATCTAAAAGGATAAACAGCATGTTGTAGCCAGCCGGGAAATACATAAAAATCTCCAACTTTGGGTCGTATCACATAGGTGGCATTAGAAAGAGCAGATAAATCACCAAATAGAAAAGTTAAACAGCCGTGTGTCAAGCCATAATGATCTTCTCTATCTAGCTCCTGCTCTTTATCCCAATCTGGAACTTTCAAAAATCCAGCGATTGATATAACAGCATCCGGATGCATATGCACTGGGTTGTAATCTCCTGCAAAACTACTAACAAACCACGCTGATTTAATATGTGTACCTATCACAGAATTTTCAGGAATTATATTTTGCCCTGTTTTTCTAGTACTTTCAATGGATGATGGTAATCTGTTTATTTGTTTTAGATAATCGCTTACAACTTGATTAAAATATTTATCATATTTCGATATTATTTCTCTTGGTATGCCAAGTTCTTGTCTAACCTTTCCAACTAGACGTTCTGAATGATCTAAACTCTCAGATAACATCTTGTCGGCCGATATCAAATCACAAGTATGATTTAACTCATCTAACATGTGTTTTGGTAGTTGAAATTTTCCAATAGACGGCCCAAATGGTCTAATAATCCTTCCCCTTACTTTATCTTTTTTCATGTTCACCTCAAATATAGTATATCATACATCAAGCATACATTAAAGAAAAGCCCCCTCCCAAAAGGGAGGGGGCTTCCAAAAGCTCATAAGCTTATATTATGAAGCATTACTGAAAATTGATGCACCAGTAGAGTTCGCATCATCAGTCAAAACAAACCCCTCGCAGTACCACGTTGTGGCACTAACGGCAGTAACCTTAACGGTGGAACCCGCTTCGCCGCCGCCGTTGGCAAGATTGCCGTCCATCGTGAGGAGCGAATCATTGGCCGCTGGAGCGACCATTCTGCCGTTTGCACCTCCGGACGTATCACTAGCCTGATCTGCACCCAACATGACATATCCTACGAACATGTCGCCCGTGGTATCGGTAACGTCGCCTGTTTTAATGCCGAAGCCGCCATCAGACGGGTCCGTTACACAAAAAGTATAATGAGTACCAACTATATCGGTTGATAATGTTGGCAAAGTGACAGTCACTGCACCAGTTTCATCTGTAGCATCCAACAAATACATCTTGCCAGAGTCTGCTCTGGTCAGCGTTTTGTCTGCCGTAATGGTCTCAACAGTCGTTAAATGACCGATCATGCTTGTGCCGGCGCCCATCGCCAACTCTCTTTTTAAATTTTCTACTAAGGTCTCAAGTTGCCCTAGTCCTAATCTCTTACCCATAATTTTTTCCTCCTTTATGGTTATTGCAATAACTTGATTTTAATCACGAAACATACCCAGCCACTTCGACTATGCTTCTTTAAGGGTAAGTGGCCCCAACCCCGGAGAATAATCTCAAGTTATTATAAATAGTTCCACAATAAAAGAAAACCCCCCGCTCCGAAGAACGGGGGGCTGGAAATTAATCCTTAGTCAATTGACTTAGCTGGTTGCGCCAGCC